TGTTGCTGTGGTTGTTGAGTGGGTTGTAAATTAAGGATTGAATCGGCTTGACGTATGATCTCGTCGGCTGACTTAGCCATATCAGGCTTGGACAACATCGCTTTGGTTGCGTCCATAACAGCCATCATCGCGGTCATCTTGTCGCTTAGGGCGGTTATCTGTTCTGAGTTAGCCACGGCCTGTGCTTGCTGTGCTTCGGCTTCCAGTTTGGCTATTTCGGCATTGGCTTTACGCTCGATCATGGCGTTTTGCTTGGCTTGTTGTTCTGCTTGTGATTGTTCACGCGCTGCTTTTTCTTCTGGCGTTTCGTCTGGGTCAGGTAATCCCATAGATTCGCGCAACTTCATCATAATTGCGTCTTTGTTTGGTATGTCGGTCAAACCAATAGCTGTTTCAATGACTGCAAACGCGGATTGTGGATTGCCTGTCGCCTGTGCAATGGTTGATGCCAATGGTAATAACTGCTCGGCTAGTGCTTGGCGCATCGTCGCGTGATAGTTTTGCTTAGTGACGATAAAATCAGCTTGAGACTTGGTGATGTCTGTCTCGTCTGTACCGTCATTAACCGCTACAAACTCTTTGCCTTTGGTGTCTGAGGTGATACGGAACTGCATTTCTTGGCTAATGAACTGCTCAATCAGCGATAAAACTAACTGACCTTGCTTCTCAAATGCCCACGCCGCGTTTTCATAAAGCATTAACGTAGTGACTGTGCCTTGTTCTTGTCGTGCTTGAATCGCAATACCTGACGTAGCATTAGTTGATTGCCCTAAATTCTCACCTGTCACCCCTGACGCTTTGAGCATATAGGCTTCATCTTCTTGGCCGAAACGCACATGAGCTTCGGCAAGTGATGGGCTTTCGATGATTTCAAACCGCTTATTTGTATTGACCGTGATAATGCTATCAGGCCGTGAAACTTCTTCTTCCAATTGCTTAATATCATCAACCGCGCCTTTGTCCATGACCACGCGCTTAGTGGATAACAGGTATATAGCCTTGTTGCGTCGAATATTGAATGACATTTGCGGGTCGCGTAATGCCCGAATGACACCATAAGGCATACCCGTCTTGTCATCGAGATAAGCCACAGTACGCACAAACGGGAATCTATTGTGACGATAAGGACTGACACCCGAGAAAAGTAACGTGTTATCCGTAAATACGCAGACACACACCTGTTGACGATGTGTTTTGACTAGCTCTAATTCGCCTGATTGCACCGCTTGAATGTGTTCAGGGTTCTTAGGGTCAAACACATAGCCAGTCAATCGACCTTGACCACGCAATATCTGTACGCGCATAGGCCGCTTGTACCAACATTCCATGACGCGGATAGCTTCTCGCGTACCGTCATAAGGCATTGCCTTTGACATGAACATCGAACCGCCTGCGCCTAGTCCCGATTGCTGGTACTGTTCGTACATAAAATCGTTTTCGACTTGTTCACGGTCTTGCGATTCGTTGCGTAATTCGTTTTCTAACGCTGGGAAACGCGCAACAACCTGCTCTACATCTAAAATCTTAGTGCGAAATAGTCTTGTCGCATCACTGGCATCAACGCGCCGACAACTGCTATCGACAATCATGTTGCGCCAATGTTCATGGCGTACAACAATCTGTTGCTCGCCTTCGTCATTCACTTCTAATGCTGTCTCAATCCAGCCTTCACCTGTTTTTACAGCGTCTTGAAACGCCAGGTATTCTTGGCGTGACGCGCTGTTAATGTCGGCAATGTATTTGCAGAGCTTGGTCTTGCGAATAGCTGGCTCTACATCGTCCTCTGTACGCGGAAGCACATTCCAGTCGTATGTTTGGCGTAGATAACTGCCTAAAATCCAGTTGATCGTTTGCTTGATGATGTTGTATTGCAATGGAGGCATACGGCCATCGGCTTCGTAGTCCTCTTTTTCAGCTTCGGTGAACTGTTTATCGTCGTAGAAGTCAGCATCTAGCGAACGCTGCAAACGGCTTTCGGCTTGTAAGCTAATGTCACGGTAGTACGCACCTTTAACCCATGTGTGAAGCTGCAAACCATTGGCAAAATCAAACTTCTTGCCGACCACGGGCGCATTAGCTTCATCGCCTTTGCTGTCACTGTCTAAATTCACGGGCGTATTGCGTAAATTGTCGATTGTCTTGCCGTTATTCATCGCGCATCTACCAATGTTTGACCGTTAACCTGCAAAAACATACCTGTCCGCTCTACTTCACGCTTCATAAGTTTATGATCGTGGGTAGCATCATCATCGGGTCGCCAAGCGATAATCGTGTCGATGTCATGCAAAATCATGTCGCCAACAACGTGTTCATCGTTTTTAGTGGGCGAAACGAATAGCGTAGCGGCTGCGTCCTGCATGGTTGCCTTGAAAAACTCAGGCTCACGCACTGTCCACGCATCACATAACGGGAACACATACATATTTCTCACGCCCATGAACCCACGGCACATCAACAGACAAGGCTCGTCATAGTGTCGGCCGTCTCTGTCAAACTCTATGTTTTGCACAAATGTCTGTATGCCGTTGCGATTAGATAGCGCAACAGTGTTTTCTGTATCCATTATTAAACTCGTCGCCAGTTGGGTTTTGAACGCTTTTGGCTTGTATTGAGAGGTGTTGTTACTGCATTTGATAGGCACATCAACGCATATCGGCTTGCACTGATTGCATCATCCTTGACCTTTACGATTTTGCCTTTGTCTCTGTGATACATTCTTCTTTCTGCAAGCCATTGTGTGCAGGTTGAGAATATTTTGAACTTTCCAACAATCATTCTATCCAGCATCAACATCAATCCAGCTTCAACGCCATTTGACCCATCGTCAAACTTGGCATTTTCGCCCAACATATTGAGTCCACCTTTTTCGTACTGCTCTTTTAGTGCAATACCGCTTCCCTTGTCGTGCTGATAACCGTCATGCGGCCATGCCCACGGCAACCATTCGCCCCATGAAATAATTTCTTTTGCGTGATAATCGGGTGTTCGTTCTGATTGTTTGTATTCTTCAATGAGATAAACAATATCTTTATCTCTATCCCATGCGAGTTTTACTGCTGCGAAAGGATGGTCCCATCCGAAGTCCATGCCGCCGATACACGCAAAGTGCCTTGGGATTTCAAACGGATCAATAATGATATTGGCTTCGTCAATTGGGAAAATAAGACCACTGCCCGCAAACGGAACGCCCCTGCTTCTCGCGTCATGCTCATGCTTTGGGTAACTAGCCAACATATCGGCCTTGTCTTGCTTTGACAGGTGAGGCACATCGTCCCATGTGATGCTTTGTAGATACTTGATGCTTTTTTCAGACTTGTGAATAAAGTCGTCAACAACCTCAGTCGTGCCTTCAAGCGGCGTAAACGTCAACATGACGATGCCTTTCGTCGTCATTGTTCGCGTTAATGATTCGGTGTAAATATCTAGCGGCGGCTCTTCATCAAGCCAAATAACTTCACGCTCTGTACCTTCAAAACTTCCTCGCCCCTGTTGATACGACTTAATACCAACAATAGACCAGCCTGACATATGCTTTACCTGCACTGTATCGGCCATATTTTGAACGCCCTGCTTCCACGTCACCTCACCGATGCAATCGCGCGGAATAAGACCATCACCTGCGAATGTTTTCTTGCCTGAGCGATAAACTACTGCGCCAAATAGTTTTGTTTGCACAATATCGCGTGCTGTTTCGTTTGTTTTACCTGCCACCCATGCGCGTACAGGCCTATTAAATCTTCTGCCTACCCACCAATTCGGGTATTGCCCTGTCAAATGCAATGCGGTTTCGTATCCGCCGATTGATTCTGTTTTGCCTACCCTGTTACCAGCCATTACCAACCGTTCTTTGTATCTAGCTCCAGCCTCAAAAAACTCTAAGTGCTTCTTGTACAACTCTCTACGCAAATCACCTTCATCTCTGAAGTAAGTCCAAAGTTTTCTACCCGACTCTCTATAATTCTTTTCTTCCAATAACGCCAACAGTTCTAATTTTTGCGAATTAGAAAGACCTATCAACAAGTTCGGCAATTTTTCGCTCAAGCTCGTCATTAGTCATATTCTCAACTGGTTTTTGTGTTTGCTCTAAATTAGTAATGCCGTATGCTTCACGCTCTAACCCAACAAGAACCTTTAGCGTCTCCGTAAGTTTTTTAACGCAGTCTATTTTTACGTTTATCGCAATCTGTTCATCAATTAACGCTAATTCTTTAGTGAGTTGCTCTAATAAATCTTTATTTCTTTTAATATCTGTTCTGTGGCTTGTCTTGATGTTGACGATTGCTTGAGCGTTTGTTTCGATTATTTCGCGCTCTGTAATATCCTTTTCGCTGCGTGAAGTGCTGCGTGAAACTTCTTTGCGTGAAATACTTTCCACTTTTTGCGCTATTTTTTGGCTTAGATTTCTTGACCAATCATTTGTCTTTGCGCGTGACCTTATTGTTCCTTCTTTCGTACCGTATTTATCCGCCAATTCACGCAAACTCAGTAAACCAGCCGAGTAGTCTCTCTCAACAGACTCCCAATCGACTTGTTTACGTTCTGCCATGTTTAATACTCAACTCTTGACGATTAAAGCCATTAAAGCAGTGATAACCATGCTCAATGTCAAACCCAATCCAACCATCAACCATTGCCTCGATTCGACTAATTGCGGCATTTGACGCTCTATTGCGCTAACTCGCTCATCCATCTTCTCAATAATAATTGTTTGCTTCTCGCTATGATTAATAAGTGTTTTGTTCTGCTCCTGTAGCACGACAAACGCAGTTAATGAGTCACTGATTTTGACTATTGCGTCATTGAGACGCGAATAATCACGACTCAACATATCGTGACCATTTTCCAGTTTTT